AGGCGCAGGGATAACATCTTCAAAGTCATCAAGCGTTGCTTGAATGCGTTGGCGGAAATCGCCAAAAGGTATTTGATCTTTTGCGCCTGGCAATCCACGCGCCGCGTTGTAAGCCGCATCAATGTCGGCGCCTAACGCGCCGAAAATACCACTTCGATCAACGCGCTGACCAATCGCGCCGGTAACGGCCTCACCCGTTGCCAATGGCGTCGGTTGCGCCTGGCCGCGTATTGCTTCAAGCCGTTCGCGCAACAGACGCGGTTGCTGCGTAAAAATGTCAAGCAATGGCTGACCTGATTGCTCAATGGCTGCTAAGTTGCGCTCCATAGCAAATTGCCTTGGATCACGCGTAACTTGCCCTGCCGTGTAGGGCATACCTAGTTTTTCAAAGTCTTCACGGCGCATTAACGATGCCGGATCAAGATTTCCTGTAGCGCGTAACTGTTGCTTCGCACCTTCAGCCAATCGTGCTTGCGCGGTTGCTGTAAGTTGCGAAATGTCAGCCTGCGGATCAAGTGATTTGATGTAATTGTTGATCTCAACACGCACTTGGGCTGGCGGCATTGTCACTGCTTGGCGGGCCATGCCACCAACTACATCTCTTGTGCCTAACGCAAGACGCGTTGCGCCTTTCACTACTTCAGGCGCCACTACACCGGCAACGGCGCCTGTTCCCGCTTGTGCAAGTTTAGACTCCGGCGTTCCTGCTTCACTATACATCGTGGCGGCTGGCAAGGCGCCCTGAAGTGCTCGCGCCGTTATGCCACCAAGCGTTAGTTCACGGCCACCAGGCATGAGCATGGCGGGCGCAGTTGCCATGACGTTGCCAACCATGCGCGGAATGTCTGCCGCCGGTCCTGCATCGGTACGCATACCGCGCTCGCCATAAATGCTAGGCGGCTGCGCAGTACCAATGGCGGCTTCGTATAACGCCAAATCTCTATTGACTTTTTGCGTGTACTTGGCGGCTTCCTCCGGGTCGGTTGCCATCAAATACAACTGCTTAATCCCTTGCCCAACGTCAAGGAATCCTCGAATCGTGCGCTCGCCAATAGTTGGTGATGGCGGACGCCCCATGCGCGGCGTTTCAACAGGTATCAAACGCACTTCGCGCTTTTCTTCTTCATCCTCAACGGGTATGAGTCGGGCTTCGGCCATGATTTATTCCTCTACTCGGTAACGCTTGCCTTCAACAGTTACATAGTAATTGCCATCCGTGCCTTGCGTGGCGGTAACTGATTTACCTCGCACCGTTACTTGTTTGGAGTATGGCTTTGGATCGCTGATTTGATACAGCGGTGCAAATTGCTGCATACCAGGCGTTGCAAGGATGGTCTGCGCCGCATTGCGTCCTCGCTTGATTGCCTCGCGATCAACGCGATCAGAAATGTCTAGCGCTTGGCGCAACGATGCCTCGCCAACCGAAATATCGGCGTTCGATACTTTTGTGAGCAACAAGATGTCCGAATCAGACAGTACGCCTTTCATCTTCGATGCGTTGTTTAATGTGCGCTGTGCCAGTTGCGGAATCAATGTGGCCGTGTTTGCAATCCTTGGATCGTTTTGATTGAATCCTAATGCTTGCGCTGCCTGACCTAGCTTAAGCCTTCCCTCGGCGCCGAAACCAGTAATCACGCCTTGATCAAGCAACGCTCTCACGCGGTTGCTGTTTTCAATTTGGCTTGCCGCTGATTGCCCTTGTTCAACTTGCCCTGCGGCCATGGCGGCGGTAGATTTAGCCATTGCCTCGCCAAATGTTGCTCCGGTCTGAACGGTAATGCTTGGCTTTGCAGCCTCAGCAAGTTGTTGTTTCATCCTAAGTACGGCTTGACCGGCTGGCGTATTCAGATAATTTGGATCAGCCATGATCGCTTGCTCAAGACTTAATTGCTTTGGTTCTTTGGGAGCAAAAGGCGCCTCAGCAATCAATCTTCCTGTTGCGCTAACAGCTCTTGAGCCTGGCGAAAGTACTGTCGGCTTTTGCACTTCACTGATGTTTTGCGCAAGTTCGGTTAAAGCCTTGGCTTGCGCAGCACCACCAGGTTCAAGCGCCAATTCTGATGCTACGCTACGCAACAAATCAGCCCTCATTTGTTGGCGGGTATCTTCGGGTATGCGCTGACCAACCATTTGCGCAGCCTGTTGCGTTGGTCCGCCACCGCCAGCAAGTGCCATGGACGGCGTTACTTCGGTTGGCAAACCCTGTAAGCGTTGGCGTAATCCGGCCATACGCTGTGAAAGTTGCTGTTGCTCAAGCAACTTGCGCTGTTGCTCGTTCAATTGCATTTGAAACAACTGCCTTTGCAACCCTTGTTGCTGCACACCTTGCAAACCTTCGGCTAGTGTGCCGCCACGGGCAACCGTTGAGCCTAATTGCGCAAGCGTTAGTAATCGCTGCCTGCGCCGCTCTTCCTCATCCATTGGCATGGCGGGTAAGCCTGGATACTGCTGCAAACGATCAAGTCCAGTGCCAAAACGGTCAAGTATGTTTGGCGCGTAACCTTGCGATGCGGCTTCAGGCGAATTGGGCAATTGTTGCCCACTGTAGTTGCCGCTACCCGTGAAAAAGTCTAGTAAAGACGCCATGCTTATCCCCTTGTCCTGCGGTCAAGTTCCTTTACAGCTTCAACCAGTAGCCCAGTCACTTTCGGGTAATTCACCGCCATCATGCCGTTATTGCCTTGCGCTACAGCATCGGGCATGACACGGCGAACGTCTTGCGCCATTACGCCGCCCGTTCGTTGATCATCGCCCTTGTAGTTGTAGTCATAACCGGCAAGTTTCCCAATTTGGGAGAGTGGCGAATCCATGCGATCAATGTTTTCCTTCATGCGCTTGTCTGAAAACAAGTAGGCCAATGACGCCAAAGTGCTAACGCCCTGACCGATCTGCTGACCAGGGGACATGCGCTGCGTAGAAATTTGTTGATTCTCGGCTGGAAACTGACCAAGGCCAGCCTGAAGAATGCCAAGTTGCTGCAACGGATAACCTTGTTGGCGTAAAAAGTCTTGGTACGCCAAATCAAGTTGCTGTTGTTGCAAGCCTTGCTCAATGCCGCCAACTTGCATAAGTTGTTGCGCTTGTGCTTGGCGTAAAGCATCTTCAGCACCACCGGCACTAAGCAATTGCTGTGCTTGTTGTTGGCGAATTGCTTGTTGCTGTGCGCCTAACCCTGCCAGTTGCGCAGCCTGCGCCTGGCGAGCCGCAACGTCTTGCTGCGCAAGTTGCGCCGCCTGACCAAACCCTTGATAAGCTAAACTGCCAGCCGTTTGGCCTGCGGCCATGAGTGCTGCCTGATTTGTTAGCGCCTCTTGCACGCCCTGGCGCGATCCGCCAAAGGCGCGGGCGCGAGTGGCTGCGGCTTGGTTGCCAAGTTGTTGTTGTTGGCGTTGTGTCTCAATGTTTTGCAGCGCCGTGTTGATCACTTGCGTTTGAAACGGATTAGTAAACTGGCTAATGTTTTGCGCAATGCCCGTTGGTTGCATTGCCAACGACGTTGCGTAATCAACCGTTGCAGTTCCAGGACCAACTTGCCCGGCTTGCGCTAACTGCTGTAAGCCAAGTGTTGTGGCGGCAGTTGGCTCAACTTGCGCAAGACGCTGCAAACCAGTGAGCGTGGCTTGAGTTGGTGCCGCTATGCGTGCGCCTTGGTATGGCGTATAAGGCTGATCGGCAATTTGCTGCGCTCTGCCATATACATCGAGCGCTGCCGTCTTAAACTCTGGATCAAGTTCAACGCGAGTTGTTTGACCGCCGCCGCTTTTGCTCATAGTGATAACTCCTTGGACATGACCGTCCAGCATTCCTTGTAATCTTCATCCGCCAAAAACGAACGAATCCAACCTCGTCTTCCGGATAATGTAATCATGTTGCATTGGATATGACGCGCCCACGATTCAATAATAGGGCGCATCGCTGAGAGTTCTTCCAGTTTGCCGCCAGCCAGAAAGTAGTGGAGGCATTTCTTTTGCGGGTAAACGTGGACCTCAGTGATGACTGCGGATTGCTGACCAGGCCAAAATTGCATTGCCTTGTCAATAACAGCCTTTCGTATGTCTTCAATGGTATGCGTTCCATGGCTAAAGCGCAACGCCGCTTCGAGGTATGGCGAGCATCGATCCCAGTGCGCTAAATCATTCACGCGCCAAATCCGAGTAATGTTTGACCTGCCACTGAAGGAAATCCGCCAGCCAGCAAACCTTGACTAAATGCGCCAGGCGCAGTATTTACCATCGCCGTAGGTTGTGCGCGTTGCGCTGATGCCAACCTGGCAAGTTCTAGCAAATCTTGATTGGTTTGCTGACCAACGCCCGTGTTGATTACGCTTAACGCTTGATCGTAATTCAAACCGCTGTTAAGCAAATCATTGAAGTAAGACGCCTTGCCTTCTGCGGTTCGCTGCTGGAGTTGCGGCGCCATCTGTACGGTTTGACCGAGTTGGCGGAGATAGTTGAAATCTTGCGGTGTTTGATGGCCAATCGATGCGCCAACAAGGTTTTGGATTTGTTGATCGCTGTAACCCTGGCCGCGCAAATTGTTGTAAAACGCGGCTTTATCTAGCGGTGTTTGGGTAGACACGTTGCGAACTTGATTCATTAGCGCCTGGTTCGTTGCTAATAGCTCGGCAGTTGGCGCTTGATTGGTAAGCAATCCACGATTTACCAATCCCGCCACAGTGTTTGCAGTTGGTGCTGCGGCTTGCATGGCGGCAAGATTTGCCGCTTGCGTCTCGCGCACTTCAGGCCGCGTTGCAATGTCGCTAAATAACCCTTGCTCAGGCCCGTATCCGTAACTCAATAACCCTGTCGGCGCTAACCCTGCTCGTTGCGCGTAATCGCTAATCGGTGCAATGTTGTATTGCATTTCGCCCGATTCAAGACGTGTTCCGCCAGTGCGTTCAGTAGCGCTTCTTCCAGTTGTTGGGATCGGTATGCCTAATGCTTCAAACGAAGTTGCTTCAACCGGCGTTGGATCAAGTCGAATGATTTCCGACCTGATTTGCGCTGGCGTGTAATTCTGAGCAAGTAATTGCTGAACAAGTCCGCGCTTTTGCTCAAGCGTTGCGTCACGATCCCAATCAAGGCCAAAAATATTAACAACGCGTGATTGTTGTTGCGTTGTTGGTTTAACTGTCTGTTGCGTTTGTTGCGTTTGTGTTGTTGTCGGTGCCGCCAATCCAAGCAACTGAAAGTTTGACTCGGTCAATGCTGACCTATCAGGCTCAAGCCGTGTTATTTCATTACGCACTTGTGTTGGCGTAAATCCATCATTGATCATGCGTTGCACCAGTGCTTGCTTATCAGCAAGGCTTGCGGTGCGATCCCAATCGTATTGACCAAACGGGCGCAAAATTGTTGAAGGTTGTAGGGACGCTGTGGAGTCTTCTTGCGTTCTCACTGTTACCCCTCGGTCTAAAGTTGGTCCGGGTTGCGCTGCCGTATTAAGCAAGCCTGTTTGGTTTTGCGTTGATTGAACAGGTTGCGCTACAACAGGTTGCGCTACAACAGGCGCCGCCAAACCAAGTAGTTCAAAGTTGCTTTCTGTTAGTGCCGACCTGTCTGGTTCAAGCCTAGATATTTCATCCCTAATTTGCTGAACACTATAACCGTCATTGCGCATGTTTTGAACAAGCGCTTGCTTACTCGCCAACGATCCAAATCGGTCCCAGTTGTAAGCGCCAAACGGACGAAATATTTCAGACTGTGGTTCAGGCGCCGCTGCCTGTGCCGGTGCCGCCTGAACAGGCGCTGGCGTTGAAGGTTGCGCCGCAGCAACAAGCGCAGGCGGCGGTTCGTAAACAGGCGCTGGCGGTTCGTATGAATACAATAAGGGTTCTGGTTCAGCAATGTAAGGTTCTGGCTCAAAGTAAGTATTGCTAAGTAAACCTTGATTCGATGGCGGTTCAGGTATAGGTTCAGGCGCAGGAGGTTGCGCCGCAACAAATCCGCCGCCACCTTGAGAGACTGGCGTAAGCATCCAAGCAATATCTGAATCGCTTGCAACACTTCTTAACTCGTCAAGCGTGGTTCCAGCCGCCATAAAACGACGAATCTTTTCAGCCGGACCTTGTTGAAACCAGTTGTCATCAAATACAGGTAGCGCCATGGCAATTCCTTACATGGTGGTGGCGCTTAATACGCCAGCGTTTGATACCGCTAATGAGTAACGGGTGCCATTGGGCGAACGAATGATGATCAATTCATCCTGGCCCATTTCGATGTTGGCGTTCTTTTTGCGATTAATTGCGTCAGCCAACTCCAAAGCACGCCGAAACGATTGCTCTTCGATCTGGTCATAATCAACGCCAGGACGCGGCAGTTTCATCGTTTACCACCTTGCTTGGCGTTAAAGCGCATGATGCCAACACGCCAATCGGTGTTGTTGTTACCGTTCACACGGACCTTGACTTGCCTTCCTTGTAAACGCACTGACGTGGGGTTGGCTAACGAATATGGGCCATGCGTTGTTTCGGTGGCCGTAGGATACAAACGCGTTTTGAATGTTGCCGTTACATCGCCAAGCGTTAAATCATCAGGAATGAGTTGATCCGCCACAAGCAAATTGTCACCAACGCCAATCTGATACGGACCCGATTCAGCGTATGGCGTACTGCCATCATAGTCCCAACCGGCCTCATGCTCGTAAACGTAACCGTCGGATGAGCACATCAGTGGCGATGTAAACACGCCTTGGCCGGTTCCAACTGTCCTTCCTAATGCACCAATCGTCCAATGGTTTTCGCGGTAATTCCACACCACATAACTGTCAATTTCGTTGCTCTCAGACGACGGGTAAAACCAAACGATTTCTGCAAACTTTGAATTGTGTACGGCGTTTACCTTGCTGACCTGGCCTCGGTTCATGTTACGAAACACATAGTCAGATACATCGGATGACAATGGCTTCACATAACCATCGTATAACCAAAAGCCTGACGAACCCATCCAAACGGCAAACGTATCAGCGGCGGCAATACTCAACACGCCCACAGCGCCACACCCTGTGCCAACCTTTTCAAAACCATAAACGTATGGCGGCCCCTGGTACTGCGCCAAGTGGGCATCCACATCAGTAAGGATCAACACCCCGCCGCGAACGCGGCGCCCGCAAATGATCGAGCCTGGCGTTGAAAGGATAAAGTCACCCGCCTGGTTATTAGCGGCAGCGGTCCACGTTGTGTTGTCTTCTTGGTCGGACCAAGCAACCTTTCGCGGATCGCCGCCAGCGC